ATCGAAGTTTCCCGCTTATGCAACAACCAAAGCAGGGGCCAATGGCCGATCTGCGATGGGAGTAACATCACTCTACGACATACTTGCATTAGAGAGAGATTCAATCCTTACAAAGATTGTTTCCTTTTCATCAAAAGTTTATACCAATAATGAATTATTGATTAAAATGATTGACGACTCTCTAGCCACTGCCAAAAGCCTTCCAGGAATCATCCTGGAAAGTCTTAAAACCGGCCGACTGCATTTGCTTGCAGAAGGTGGTGGAAAGACTAGGGTAATTTGCATACCCGATATTTGGACGCAATCCGTCTTAAAGCCAATTCATCAATATTTTATGAATTGTTTAAGAAAGATGCCATGTGATGGATCCTTTGGACATGAAGTCCTTGGGAATAAGGTAAAGAAATTTACCAAACATCGTCCACTTTTCTGTTACGACCTCACAGCCGCAACAGATAGGTTTCCACTAGAAATTCAGAAAGCGGCTCTTAAACCGCTTTTAGGAGATCTAGTACATGAGTGGTCTGATTTGTTAGTGGACAGAACGTTCACTTTCAAATCTAATGAAATAAGATATAAAATTGGACAACCTATGGGTCTTTTGACTTCATGGGCTGCCTTTTCATTATCTCACCACATTATAATTAATTATTGTAAAAATGATAAATCATTTTATGCAATGATTGGTGATGATGTGGGTATTAGTAGTGTGGAAGGTGCTAAGAGGTATCAGTTATTAATGAAAGAGATTGGTGTAAGTATAAATGACACTAAGTCACTTGTACCAAAATCCGACATTAATGTGGCTGAAATTGCCAAAAGGCAATTTATAGCTGGGAATGAAATTTCCCCAATTCCTCCTAGAGTACTTATAGAGAGCACCAAAGGTCCTGAAGGACTTTTAGAGTTTTTACAAGTACTAGCTAACCGAACTGGAAAGTTCAGAGATTTGTCTGAGCTAGAAAAGAAAGGTGCGAAGAAAATTATTCTTTCGAATAAGGATTTTCAAACAGAACTTTTCCAGGTCTTATTAACGTGTCCGCTTAAAATGTACAATCCTTTTACGGATCTACATTCACTTCTTACAGCCCAAGAAATTGGGGTAGTAAGCAAGTGGAACACATCCATGCCCGTTCAGACGTATCAGAACGAGATGGAGCAATATATTTTAAATATAGCGGTTAATAAAATTAATTCATTTCCATTGACTATTGAGTCTTTGGGAATGGGTAATGCGCCCAGATCCAGTGTTAGTCAGACATCCCCACTTATACATAGTTACCTAGGTATAAGGCGAGAAGAACTTAAAGCCCTTCTCAGGGAATCACAAGCTCATCAAGGTTCTGATGACTGGGATGACGATCATGTCGTTTCCCCAGAATCAGTCTACGATGAGATTGTATCTGGCCCGGATCCTCTTCAACCAAAAGATTTTATGGAAAAGAGGAAGATCCGTCGAAAGCGTACCATTGATCTGTTATACAGAATGTGGCAGCAATCACGTTTCGCAAAGGTGAGAAAATCACCTTTGCGATCTGTCGTCAAAAAGAGACCATAACGCTGGC